GGGTTCCTTAACGGCTGCCTCTTGGACAGTGGCTTGCGGTTTCACTTCACCTTGAGGGAGGCCTTCAGAGTTCTCAGCCTTAGCCGCAGCCTCAAACCCGGCATTGGGGTCGTTGCTGGCGACCTGAACACCATTTGCTGGCGTTTCGGGGGCCGCTGGTGCGTTATTTGCCTGAGCCTCAACCGGGGCAGCGGTAGGCTGAACGCCGCCTGTCGGGGCCGCTGCGGGGGCCGCGCTAGATTGCGGGCCAACCGGAGAGGATGGCTGCATGCGCGGGCTAATCAATTGATAGTTAGGCCCAAGATAAGACGGGGCCTGACGTTCAATGTCACCAACCTTAGAATTGCCCCAATGAATATCCGGCACATACATTTGCTGAGACGGATTTTGAGGATTGATCACGACATGGCCGCCAGCATACGGCATGCTGACCGGCTGGTTCTGTTGCATGTACTCGTTGCGGATCATTTCCTTTTGAGCGGGTGAGGCCCAAGGGGATGCCAGCACAGCTTCTACTTGCTGACGAGTAAAGTGCGGCAAACGAGGGGCCAGCCCTTGCGGGATGACAGGGCCACCCTGAGGGGTGGGCATGCCGGGATTGGCTGAGATTGGCGGGGCCACTTTGCCAGCCGCAGCAACTTCGATGGGCTGTTGGCCGCCAGAAGCAGCATCAATGGCTTGGACGGCCGGAGCTTCTGGCTGATTGCCGCGAAACGCCATTGCCTGCCCCTGAGGGAGGCCCATGGCCTTATCGAACTTTGCTGCGTATTGTGCAACGGTCGTCCCAAGCTGGTCATGAGCATTGGGGTTGTTCATGCCGCCTTCACCCGCGAACCAAGCACGGGCAGCACCTTCTGGACCGTACTTCTGAGTGTATTCACCAAACTTGTGCTTGAACGTAGCGTCTTGCGCTTCAGGGCTGTTCAAGAACTCGTCAGGCGTCATGGCTTTCCCAGTGGCCGCAGCGGTCCACTCAGGGATGTTGGCACCCATGATCTGATACTTGCCATAAGCGCGATCACCAGATTTAGTGACCGGGCCTACTTCACCGTAGTTGCCGCCGCTCTCAATGCCAGAGATGGCGCTCGCGTCGTCACCCCCCTGTGATTGGGGGCTGTAGGATAAAGGGCTCACAGCGCCACCTCCAGCGGCGCTCTGCGGGTTCGTCGGATCAGGCGGCATGTAGTTGTGGCCAAGCTGCGCCATCGCAGCCTTTTCCTTCTGAGCGGCATTGTAGTCGGTCATACCGCCAACAAGGGCAGCAACCATATTGCTGACACCCTGCGTCCAATGATGGACCGGCTGCTGACCGGAACCAGTCATCAGGGCCTTTGCATACTCACGAGCAGATTTTAGCTGCTCAGGAGTTGCATAGTTCTCAGGAGTAGGAAGAACGTCAGTATAATCAGCCATTGCTCACACCGGGGATGGGGGAAAACAGTGCTTGAGTAACGGGGTCTACGCTAACAGGAGGCGCACCGCTAGCAAAAGCCGGGTCCATCATCATAGGCGCGGAACCAGCTTGAGGCTGGCCTAGCCCGCCACCCATGGAAGACGGATCAGTGGGCGGAGACAAGGACATAGGGGCACCGGGCTGCATAGCCGGGCCACCACCGGGGGCCATCGGAGTAGGGGGTGCCATTGCTTGACCGCCCTGTGCAGCTTGCTGCATCTGCTGTTTCTTGTACTGGTCGTTGCCATCCAAGAGAGCTTTTACCATGGTGTTGACGCCACCAGCCCACGTGCCGTTATTCGGGTTCGGCTGAGCCTGTTGCGTGGGCTGGTTCGGGTTGTAGGTATAAGTGCCAGAAGTATCGACTGCCATTTTAATCTCCTTTTAGAGGGCAAGCGGTGCTGCGGCCATCAGCGAAGAAAGCCCACCACTCTTGGCCCAACCGCCAAGCACGGAGGAGCCGATACCAAACAAACCAGACATCATAGCATTGTTCTGATTGAGTTGGTCTTGGTACGTCTGTTGCTGTTGTTGTTCTTCCGTGGAAACGGCACCTTCGTAGTTGGCGGGTTGAATATTCAGCGACGGCGTGCTCTGGAACTGTGGATTGGTCGGTGACGACTCACCCATGAGTGTGGATGACATTGTAAGCGGCAGAAGATAGTTATTTTCTGCCTGCTGATACATCTGCGGTTCCATGGACGCTTCAAAACCAGTAACCGTCTGGTTCTGGCTTTGCGACAAGTTATTCATGGCCTGCTTGTAGGCCGGGCTTGATGGATCTAGGCCCTGATTGCGAAGTTGTGCATCAAGTTGGGAAGTTTGCTGTGTAAAGAATGGGTTTAGGTAGCTTACCTCTTGGCCCATAGCCTGTTGTGTGAGGCCGGAAGTAGCATTTCCAATCACATCGCTGGGATTGGACGAACCATAATTGGCGTTATTCAACAATTGACCGGCTTGTGTGCCAGCCGTCGTCTGGTTGCCCTGCAAGAGGTTCAGTAATTGCTGCTGTTGCGGGCTAAGAGATGTCGTAGCCGTGTAGAGCGGCGTGCCGTCAGAAGCCGTGCCAGTCTGATTATAGGTCAACGACCCGTAAGGGGTCGATTGGTTGACCATTGAGCCTTCTTGAGACTGCTGACCAGACTGCGTGTTGTACTGTTGCTGCTGGGCAGCAACGTTACCAGCATCTTGCGGTTGTGGGGGGGTCGGCGAGCTGCCCATCTTATTGCTTGGCTCCCTGAAGTGCCTTGACCATGTTGGACACGTTGGGGTTGTTCGCGGACGATTGGGGCGCGGTACTATTCAAGGCAACGGGCTCAAAATTGGGCTGACTGGATGCAGCCTGAATAGGGGCATTCCCCATCAATGAGTTACCCTGCATGTTGATGGAATAGGTATTAGGCTCGCCCTGTCCTAGCGGCTGTCCCCCCATCATGCCGCGTGGCCCAAACTGTGGAAACATTTAAGCCGCCTTCCCGACTTTTACGGATGCCAGTTTCTCAATGTCCTCACGGAACAACACGAAGCGGCACCCCGTGTGCTTAGGAGCGTCGGTAGGGCCGTAAAATCTACGCTGGATACCCTCAAAGCGGAAGTAAAACTTCCCTACCTTCTTGACAAGGAACGCTGGGCGTTTTGGCACTGTAATGGTACATCTTGCCAAGTTCAACTCATAAAGAGCAAGACGAGCTACCTGACGGACTATTCCTCGTGTGATGCTGTCCTTGCCGTAGTAAGATAATTCCGCATTCACACCGTTATAGCAAGTGAAGATGAAGGCCCCTACCAGCTTCCCGTCCTCAACCACGCCAAGGGCGCGATCTACTTTCATTGGGATGCGATTGTGTGTAGCAAATGCCCAAGAAGCAACGACGTTATCACAGTCAATAAGTAGGCCCTTACTCATACGAAACCACCCATCTCCAGAATAGTGTTGAATGCGTTGACTTGCAGGATGGTAGAAGTGGTGTTGATGCCCTCATCAAATTCTGCGGTATCGAAGGCACTGAAATCAAAGAGACCAACGTTAGTGCCCAATTCCGTGGCCGCAATGTTGACTGTGAGATGCACAGCAAGAGCATGCCCCATGGCTTCTGCACTCAGCCAGCCAGTAGTCTGAATGGTGGAGCCAAACCAGATGGAAGTGTCCCAGACAGCCGTATCCCAAAGCGCACCACCGTTAAGGATGGTGATTGGGGCAGTTTGCGTTTCAATAACAAAGTCAGCATCTACAGAAATCTGAGGCGTGATGGTCTCACCAGCCGTCAAGAACGGTTGAACCATCGTCATGCGCTTGATACGGCCCGGCGCGTCGAAATAATTGTAGGCGCACTGCATATTAGCCAAGATAGGCTGATCAAAATCAGATGAACCGACGAAGCACTGATTGATAGAGCCGTTATTGCCGCCAAAATACAGGATGTTATTGTAGATTTCGAAGCAATTGGCGTTCCATCCTGTAAATTGGCACCACGCGCCGGTCAACGTGTTCATCACGTATTGGACCTGCGTGTGATTCTCAATTTGAGGGACGTTCAGGATACCCAATTGCTGTGGGGGGAAGCTTATTAGCTGCCAGCCGAACAGATTAAGGCCGATATTGGCAGCCTGTGCCATGGCATTTTGAATGCGCGCGGTAACAGCTACGCTTCTATCAGCGCCGGGATCAAATGGCAGTGCTTGGGACAGCGGGATAACGCCCTGCTGCGTGATCAAGCCCACATCTGAGCCAAGTTTGGTTGCGCAGCGAAGACTGATAGGAGGTGCGATATCAAAGGTGCCCACTAGCGTCCACGCAGAGGCGTTAGTTGGATCATCACCGGCATAGATACTGACTTGGCCACGGGAGGAAATGAAGCAGGCATAATCCTGAGGGCCGTTGCCGCCGTCAACGGTCCAATCAGACATGGCCACGAGGTAGCCACCCTTGGTCCAGAGCGCACCAAAGTCCTGCGTACCCGCAATAGCCCCTGTAATGGCATCTGTAGGCATGAACGCGACCATGGTAGAGCCGCCACCAGTGCCATTTCCAAGAATGTACCAGAGTCTACGCTTCTGAGCATAGATATTGGTTATTGCTGCGGTGGTTAAACTATTTGGAAGCCCGGTAATTGACGGGGTTGTCCAATCTGTGCCGTCGTATTGCTTTAGAGTATCAATGCCGTTTACCAGTTGGATGACGGTGGACCCGCCAGCCGGGGTGAAGTTGACATACTGCCAGCGGGCTGAGTTGAGGCCGGTAACGACGGGGTCACCAGTGACACCGAACTGAGAAACGTCAATGATGTCAGCACCAAGTGCGGCAAACATCTCTTCCTTGCCCTCAGCACGGCGCACCATGAGAGTCTCAACAGGCGTAGTGGTATTGCCCGTCAGCACCCAAGGGAAATAACCTTCACGCAACTCCACCCAGCCGGGCCGGGGGATCCAGTTGTTCAGAATAGGCGCGCGCTTAGGGTCCATGGATGCCAGCGGCGAGATGGCGTCCCAGCCATCAGTAGGCACAGGAACGACCTTCGTCACCACATCAGGTGCCGGTACCGTTATCTTAGATACGCCGTTCTGTGGATTTACTTTCCTCACTGGCCACCCGTAAGCGCTTTGATGATGTCCTGACTTGTGACTGGCACCAAAGATAGATTAGGCTTCACAACAAGCTGCTGGTCATATGGCACGTCTTGGGATTTCCAAGGCGGAAGCCGCAGCCTATCTTCTGGCGATAGATACATCCTTCTTTGAACATTTCTGGCTTCTACCTCACCAGCGGTGCGATGGTAAAGGTCATGAGATTGATTCTTGATCTCATCAAAATCATAGCCGGACGCTAGGCTGTTGTTTTTGCGCAGTCCTTTTTCTATCTGAGCGGCCATAGCCTTGGGGTCATTGCCCCAAGCAAAGTTCTCAATGCCTTGGACGGCATGTTGCAATTCATGCAAGCCAATGCTCTTGGCATTTTCCTTGTCAATGCCGGTCACGTAGGCAGTATTCTCATTGGGTGACCAATATCCAGAGTTTGGCCCCTGATAGCCCTTGATCGTCGTCTGCTTTAGCTGAGGGTAAGTGTTGAAGAGTGCCTGATGCTGCATGACGGCATCAGCGGGGCCACTTGCCGGGAAATAGGCCATACGTGCTGCATTGTCTGGGATTTCAAACTTCCACTGCTGATCAGTAGGAGACGCAAACCACTTGGTCTCCTTCAGGATGTCAGCCGGGACGTAACCTTGATCTCGCATGTCCTCAGCCTTGAACATATTCGCAATATTGGCCATTGGCGACGCTTTACCGCCAAAGATACCAACAGCGCCTTCTTCAGCGTTGGGCATGCCACGGCCTGCCAAGGCAACAGCCGTATCCCATGAATTGCCTACGGCATTATCCATGTTCTGATTTTGTTCAGGCGTCATATCCTGAGTAGGCACACCAACAGGTGCAGCCGCCGCTGCATCAATCAGATTCTTGACGGTATCAGTGCCACCACGAAGGGCATGGAGAACATGCTGCACATGATCATTGCCGACCTGTCCCTGAAGCGTGCCCTCAGGGATCTCTTGGTCAGTGGCAACACCAAATGGTGCCTTTAGGATGTCACTTAAGTTCATTACATTCTCGGAGGGCCAAGCTGCTGCGTGGTGTTGACGTTCTCACGCACCCCAAGAGGGGCCGCATTGGGCCTGTGATAGGGTGAGATCATAAGCGCCCTAATCACGTCTTGAACGTGATTAGGAAGCGTCTGTTTGTCTGGATGCTGAGATTGCCATGTAGGCTGCCCAGCGGGGGTGTGGGTCAGGATATTGGTGACCTGCCCTGCATCATTACCTTCGGCCACGTGACAATCCCTAATTGTGGTTTAATTGAGTAAAACGCCACGCGCACGCCACAGTTCAGCAAGAATTAAACGCCAGTTTGTCCGATGGGTCCAGGGAAGAAACCATCCTGTACGTTAGCGGGCGACAAGAAGATGGGTGCCACACGCTTGGACAGTTGCAAGGTCTGAGCCGCACCGTCACGCCCGATCAGGCGATCAACGTAGTCCACCCAACGGCCCTGCAAGGTCACATAACTACCCATGCCTTTGACTTCCCAGAACATCCACTTGATGCCCATAATCAACGCTTGGTCATCAAGAAGTGAGAAGTCATCATCATTGGCAAAGAATTCAGCATAGGTTGGCGTGGTAACATTGCCATGCACCACCACCGAGTTCAGCGACATGTACTCAAACACGAGCTGCAAAGGCGAAGTCAGTTCCAGCGGGGGTGGCCAGATACGGAAGTTGTCACCCACGCCAGCAATACCGGGGCCGACCTGCCTAAAGTGCCTACGCGGGCCGGTAACCACGATGCCAGAACGGTGCCACTGGTCTATCTGCGGGCTATCAGGCCCAATCAGTTCCCAACGATTAGTCCTATCCCACATGGTGCGGTTTTGGAACCAATCAAAGCCCGTAGGCTCAGGAAAGGTATCTTGAGCAAACTGAATGGCCTGATCATTCAAGGGTGACTCTTCATTGGTCGCTTCCATGGTCATGGTGACCGTGTTAGCGTCGTCCACTGACAGAAGGCGTGCACCCTGCGGGATGGCATTGCCAGCTATCGTCCAATACTGAGGAGGCGTATTGATCCCTGACGTATCAGGGATGTCACTGACGATGTTAGTAAAGTCAGACGCAAACGACCCAGTGGTGTTGATTGGCACCGGCACCACAAGATCATACTCAAACTGGAGTGCGGTCCAGCCGCCCTCATTGCACCTCCGTAACTCATCAAGGCAACGGTTCGCCAGAGCGAACATTTGCTGCGTCGTTGGATCATTGTTTCCAATGATCGTCGCAGCTTGAGGGAGCCCAAGCTCTGCTTGGGCTCTATTGATGATTTGCAGCAGTGTGAGGGGCGTTCCGGCCATTGCTCTGCCTTATGCCGAGAGGATGTAGCACCAATGCTTGGGCTTGTACTGCCACATAATCGCCGACGTGCTGGTGGCAATCGACAGATCACCATTGGCCGTCACGTTCAGAGTGTGCCCAGACGGAACGAACACAAGTGCGGCTGCGGACCCCTGATTGGTCAGGAAGTACGGCACCATGACTTCGGCAGTGGACGGGAACACATAGGCAGTGTTACCGGAAGCAGCATCCAGCTCCACGTTCTTGCCCAACAGGACAGTGGCCCCCGATTGCGTGGTGCCTTTACCATTCTGAGCAGTGGCATTGCCACCAAGCAGATCAGCAACGTGGGGCGGGATTCCAAGGCCCGTGAGGGCATCACAAGTAGCGACAGGCATCTATTTCTCCTATGAGGTTTAGTCTTCCAGACGCGCACGGGTACGCTTACGGGGCGATGCCTTGTCGGGCTGCTTCGCCTTAGCCTTTGGCATGGTGTCACGACGGGTAGCATTGATTTGCGCCGTCTGTGCGTCGAACTGCTTGCCCAGCTTACCGGGGGCGTAGACGCCACGGTTGCCGCCATTGTTGGCGAGCAACTGCTGCACCTGATCCATGGTAACAGTGGAAGCACTCATTTCACGCAGGCGATCAAGTTCTGCCTGCATGAGGTCCATCTTGTGCTTCATGGAGTGGAGCTCGCGATCTTTCTCCTCAAGGGCAGCTTTCATTTGGCTGGCCTTCACACCCTTGTTGGCGACCTCCAGATACTTGACCGCTTCATTGCACCATTGCTGTGCGCCCATGCCAATGGTTTCAATGGCGTGCGCAGAGAGTTCAGAAAGATGCTCGATAGTGTAGACGCCATTTGCCCGCAAAGCTGCCGGGATGGACGGCTGAGCCGGGAAAAGCATCTCAACCGGGGTACCCTCAGATACTTGAGGGGCATTTTCCTGATACTGATGCCACTGGATGGGGAAGCGGCGTTTGTCAGCATCGGTGGCTGCACGGTCGATGATGTTTAGACGTTCACCCGGAGGGTGAATGCGAACGTAAAGCTGGTCTTCGTAAATTTGACGGCCTTGTTGGACTGACTTGCCCGGCTGATGCACGGGCTTCAGATAAAACATGACAACCATGCTGTTATCGGTGCCATACTGGACGACCCCGCCCCAGTCACCCATACGCTTAATTCCAGTCGATTGAACGAAGTCGTCCATAACAAAACTCCTACGGGTTTAGATCAAGAAGATAGCGCGGATCACACAGGTTGGCTAGTGTCAAGTCTAGAATTTTGCTGTGTCACCCATTTTTCGAGTTCAACCTTAACCTTCGACATAAGACCGGGCCAATCATGCTGCTTAGGTTGCACAAACTGCCTGAGGGTGGGATACCAAGGACTATCCTCACGGTCACCGAACCAGCGCCAGCAACCGTCCCAACGCGATAACAGCCACGTTTCCTTGCCAATAGAGGCCGCAGCATGAGCAACAGCCGTATCCACGGTTATCACAAGATCAAGATTTTCAATGAGGGCGCAGGTCTCATAGAAATCATATATCTCATCTTCAAACTCCGCGATCGTCATACCTGCTGGAGGCCTGCGGACTTGCTGCGCTTGGGGGCCTCTTTGCAGGCTAACCCAGAGAATGTCCTTGCAGTCCGCCAATGTCTGAAATTGATCAAGAGTGGTGGAACGGACTTGGTCGGTTCTGAACGCGTGCACGTTCTCAACCCTTGCCATACCGGACCAGCAAATTCCCACTTTATAACCATGTGGCAATTCAGCAATTCTACGCTGCCAGACTTCAATGTCAGAGTTGCGAATGAAATACTGTCGTTTATCCGCTGGTATGCTACTGATGCTTGGCGTTAGCATACCAGCCAGTGAAAGCATGGGGGTGGCATAATCTAGGTGAGGCATCTTCTCACCACCATTCAGCACCATGTAAATTTCAGGCATCGTAGCCAGAAGCCGTTTCACAGGATGACGGCATTCAATGACTACGCGGCAGCGGGGGAAGCGCTGAGCCAAGATTGGCGCATAACGGGCAAACTGGATCATGTCACCAAGGCCCTGTTCGCCGTATACAAGGATGACCTTATCAGTCAGGTCTTGGCCTTCCCACTGCGGGCACTTTAGGTGGCGTTTGGGAAGCTGGTCTGTCTTCCAACGCCACTCATACTCGCGCCAGCCCTTTTCAAGTTGACCGTCCT